TGCTGGTAATACCAAAGATAATACAGTCTTCCACTTCGCCTTTATGTTTTTTAAGATCATATAAATACTCCCTTTTTATTTGTGAGTATTGTATAGGTATATTTGCATTTAAGTAAGCCATAAATCATTTAATTGTACCCCAATTCTTGCCGTGTTTATAGTTAGTTTTATTGTTCACTTCAAGAGGAATAGCCCTTTCCATTGTTTGTTTTACTTCCATTGCTTGTTTATCATCTTTTATAGATAGACACAATTCATCATGTATTTGTATTTGTGGTAAAATACCCTTCTCATATAAATCTACCATGGCTTTTTTAGTCATGTCTGCCGCACCGCCCTGGATTAATCTATTTAAAGCCTTGTAAGTAAATGCCGGTACATAATGCCTATCAAAATGTTTCATGTAGTCAACCGGAATCTTATCGTCCTTGTACTTCTCTGTAACTTCTGCTTGATAAGCTTGTTTTGCTTTTTCTTCTGTATACAAAGGCACAGGATCAAATCTATTAGTCTCATTATTCCAATGTTTATCTGTACTTTCAAATTTATCAAATCTACAAAACCTGTCATGTAGAGTAAATAATAATCTATTGTCAGAAGCAAACTCAATTAAATCTTGAGATAGTTGTCTTACAAACGGAACCTTAGCGTGGTACTCATCAAACAATTTCTTTGCACCCATTCTATCCAAACCAAGTTCTGCTTGTAATTTTAATTTACCCATACCATAGAAAAGTCCTAAGTTAATTGTCTTGGCTTGTGTTCTAGATATTTTTGCCATGTCTGCAACGATCTGGTGAAAGTCTGCATCTTCTTTGTCAAATTCATTTTTAAGGTCCGTGGTCCCTGGTAATCCTAACTTGATTGCGTAGTGCACAACGATTCGTGGTTCCTGTTGTGAGTAGTCAAAGCTACCCCACACACAACCATCTTCCGGTGTAAATAGTTCTCGCATCTTTCTACCTATAAAACCTTTAGAAGGTATTTGTTGTAGGTTAGGGTTACTCATAGAAAATCTACCAGTCACCGTTCCCCCTTGGTCTGATCTAATCTGGTTAATGTCAGCATGAATCCTGCCTTTATGAACATAGCCTAACAGTCCATCAATAAAAGTATTTACAGTCTTGTCGTATTCTCTAGCTTTCGCAATCATACGTAGACATTTATTCTTATGTGTTTTTAAATAATCTTTTGGTAGTTGGGGCATCTTAGATTTAGGAGTTACTTTGTAATCTTTAATATCTAATTTTTCTAATAGAACTTTAATAGAAGCTGAAGCCCATAGATCTATCTTGACACCGGTTTTATTTTTAATAGCTTGAACAACTTGATCTCTTCTCTTTGTTAAATGCTTACCAAACGCTGTAGCTTTTTCGACATCTATTTTAACGCCTTTAAATTTCATGTCAACCAGACAAGGAAATAATTTAGTTTCTAATTCAAATATTTGTCTACAAGTTTTCTCTTCTTTACTTCCATCTGTATTAACTCTCGTGTATAATACTTCATCCAATTTTTTATTAAACAAATTCCATAACTTTAAAGTTAAGTCTACGTCTTGCTTTGCATAATCTTTTACAATAGATGCGGGCAGTTTATGCATGTTAGACATAGGGTCTTTCACCATACCTCCAGACCATTCTAAAGTTTTGTTTTGTAAATCATATTTATATTTAGTGTCATTTAAATAATCTTTAGACAAAGAATCTAAAGAATATTTAAATCTATTTTCATCAATTACAGATGCTGCAATCATGGTATCAACTAATCTACCTTTCATCATCTTACCGGTGACTGCTCTAATCCAACAGACATCGTACATGGCATTGTGAAATACTTTGGTAATTTTTTCGTTTTGAAATATTCTATCATTTAAAACTTTCCATATCTGATCTTGATCAATGCTTTCTGGATCTATGTCGGAATGATTTAATGGAAAATAAGCTGTGTCTTTACCGGTTGCAACTGCAACTCCTGTAATGAACCCTTCTCCTCTAACTGCACCTAAACCTTTTGTTTTAAGGCCTGGATCCCAGGTTTCTATATCAACTGCTACTGTATGAACGTCTGTTAAATCTAAATCTTCTGGTCTATTACACATTGTAATCCCTTTCTATTATCATTTCTAAATAATGAATTGCTTTTTGTATGTCTTCTTTCTTTCCCTTCGAGGCATGTCTACAAATATACTTGATTGCATTGCCTTCTGCAAACAGAATCTTATTCTTGTTTATAAATTCTGAAGGTTGAATTTTATAATTTTGGTAATGTGATCCTGCTACTTGTTTGTCATACACACTCATATTATCTAACTCCTAATGTAAATTTATCTTTGGATGCTATGCTCCAACAGTCTACTCTGCCTCTGCTGTAAGCAACATACTTTAGTCTTAATTGTGTGAAGTAATCTTCTCTTCTTGTAACTGTTAAATCTACAATAACATTGTCAAAGGTTAATCCTTTTACTTTATGTATACTTGCATACTTAACTCTCACTTCTCCATCTAAATCAAAGCCCTGTCTTAATATTTTTTCAATATAAAGAATACGATCAGCATCTGTTTTAGTTCTTATTGTTGAGAAGTCTTCATAGCCTCTAGTTTCTGGCTTTAAATATTTTTTAACAATTAAATAATCTATTGTGTAATCTTGGTTAACCCATTCCTCAAAACATTTAGGGTCCCCTTTACCATGCACAATGACTTTACTACCAATGTAAGTCCAAAAATCTTTTATTTGTTTAAGAGACATTGGTGTACCTTTTATAAATTCTTGCCATAACTTATGACATCTAAGTTCTTTCTTACTAACATGGGGCTCTGATCCTACGTAAGCGTATTCAATTCCATATGTTCTAAAAAAGTTTTTAATTGCAATGTCACTAGGTTTACCTCTGTAGGTAAATAGAAATGTTTCATTAGTATTTTTTATTTTATCTAATAAAATATCTAATGCACTTGATTTATTATTTAGACTTGGCAAATAGTGATGAGTACCTATAACACCTTCTGCTGGTTTCCATACACGGTCATAACCATATTTTTTCCACACCGGTGCAATTATCTTTTTACATATGTCATTAATAGTTTTACCACAACGATATCCTTGCTCTAGTTGCTCTGCATTTTTAGATAAAGTGTGAAAGTAATTCGGGTTAGCCCCAGCAAATTCAAATATAGTTTGATCAGCATCCCCTACAAAATAATAATGACCTTCTTTTGTATTGATTGCCATCTTATTTAATGCAGCTAATTGTGGGACGTTACTATCCTGAGCTTCATCTACAATCAAAGCATCTATCTCCGGGTCTTTTGCTTTGTCAATGAAGTCTTGGATCATATCTTGAAAGTCACAAACATAATTTGTTTCTTTGTAGTTGTCATAAATTTCCTTCATGTGGCCAATCATATTTATACTATAAGGGCTGTAAGAAGTTCTTTCACATTCTCTCCAATGATCTTGAATAGTTTTACCCATACCGTGAGCATCACTTAAGTATTTATAAAATTTATGTTTGTCAGCTTCAAAATCTCCTCCTGAAACTCTTTGTAATTTAAAAAGAGAATCTATAGCACATAAATTTAAATGATCTTGGTAATCAAATATTTCTTTTCTACCTACTAACCTGCTTTTACAATAACTATGAATAGTACAAATTTTATACTTTAAAGATTTTTTAGTTAAACCTTTTTCTTTTATTCTTGGTAATTTTAAAATCTCATCTCTAATTTCTTTAGCTGCAACTTTAGTATGAGACAATACTACTATCTTTTCATAAGAGAAATTATTTAATAATTCCAAGTACTTACCAGTAATAAAGGTACTTGTCTTACCGGTCCCTGGAGGACCTACTATGAATTTAGGTTCTTTCATTTTCTATCTCCTCGTATTCACCTTCAACAATTAAATCTTCTTTTTCTATGTAATGATCTTTTATTGTCCAAGACACACATGATTTGTTATCATATTTACCCCGATTTTTTACTGCTTTTAATATTCTTTGAATTTTTAAAACTAAATCTACTCTAGGTAAATTAACTTTTTGTCTTTGTAAGTAGTCTTCAAACTTATCTAATTTAAAATCTAACTCACTAGTTTTTATATTAAAGTAAGGCATGCCATACAAAGCTAATTCTTTTTTATTAGTGTAAGCTTTTACTTCTGTAATGTAATTAGTAAAATGTTTAATAATTTTATTATCTTCTTCTGCTTCACTCACATAGTGTTTAGATTTTTCTCTAGCTTCAAACTTTCTTCTCATAATAGTTTCAAATTCTTTTGCTGGCATTTTAGGAATCCATACAGAGGCTTTACTAATAACTGCATCATAAAATAGTTTCATATTCATTAGAGTTGGGCCATCAACTATAATTTCTTTCTCAATAGGTTCACCTTGAACTACTGCATTTATTTTAATTATATACCTGTCACTTCCGTATTCAATAATGTCACCAATAGATTGTCTAGCTTCCTCACTAACTGCTTGTTGAACTCCAATCCAACTAAATATATCTGAGATAGCTTTTGTAGAACAACCTATAATCTCTGCAAGTTTTGGTAAACCAAATTTTCTACCTGCTTTTTTACCTGTTGTACCTTTTGATTTTCTTTTGTCAGCTTCATCATCATTTGCTGCAATAGCAATGTTATAAACAAATTCATTAATCTCTTCTTCACTCCACTCTGTATGTTTAAGTAATGCACCTGCAATTGCAGTGCAATAAGCGTCTCTAGAGCCACCAGGAGCATACAAGATACATAATGCGGTAGACAAGGCTACCTTTCTTAAATCGTTATTTAAATTACCAGGATACTCATTTAAATTATTATACTTTTCCCACGTTACAATTTC